TCAGGGCAACCTGGAATTTTCTCAGCTGCATCTGCTTTATCTTTCATATATCTCATATTTTCTTCGTGTAATTTGTTAAGAATCTTTTCCTGCTCTTCCCAAGGAAGCTCATGAAATTCTTCAGTTGTTGTCACTCTTCTTGGTGTAATCGATTGATCCATTACATTGACCCCTTTTTAACTATTCTAGCCTCTATACATCTGTGTGTGCCCGAGCTCCAACTATCATTCAGTATGTCAGCAACTCTCTGGCACTCAGCCCCGCTTGCAAAATATTCTACTACCTGTGCTGGTCTGCTCTTGCCGCCAATGTTTGATCCTGTACTTATCAATAACCAAATTAATATTGTGTCCATATATTATCCTTTCACTGCTAATTCTTCATGCGTTAAATAACTCTGATCTATCATACCTTCTATATCTGCGATACCTTTCTTTCTCATAGGTAGAAACAATCCCCCGTGATTCTGAATCTTCTCTGTCACTGATAGCTTTCTTATTATATCACCTATATCCGCAGGTCGCTCAAGATCAGAGCTTACAAGTTTCATAATGTTTTTCAGTGTAACTCCATCGTGCGCTTCAATGAATGAGAGTATCTTATGTGTCACATCTGAGTTTCTTGACTTACCAAATTCACCTAATGCTTTCGGCATAAGTGTCTCTATGTATGAGAGATATGTATTAGCTTCTATAACTGCGAGTTCTGTTATCACTTTTTCTAATCTTGAGGCTGCAATTACAATACATAATTTCAAAAGGTGTGTGAATCGTCGGTTGTAGTATGAATCAAATCTTAGATCATCTACCTGTCTCACAAGAGAATTGTATATCTTATCTAAGAGATTTTGCGCTGTCTCTGTGTAAGTTATATCCCCGTGATGATACGATTTAATTCTTTGCAATGATGTTACAATGTGGGTTGTTTGTTCTTGCTCTGGCACTTTAGGGAATGCGATTCTCCTTCCGTTAGGTTCCCCGTATACGAGCAGAAGCCTGGAGAAGAAGCCTTGTCCCAAGATGTCTGGAGGGAAAGCGATTGAGAAACCTGTTGGCGTGTTGCCAGCGAGAATTGAGACGGTCGGATTTGGTATCGAAACTGATTTGCCTGTTTTAATTCTATTAGAATAAGGTGGGCCTGACCAATCCCACAAGCTTCCGAGGATAGATAAGAATTCAAGATTTCCAATTCCGAAGAAATCATTTGCTTCATCTGCTCCAATGAACATTGGTCTGATAGTTGATTCGTCATTTATATCTCCAAAAAGATTTTTCTCTAGGATGTTATCCACGCCTCGCCCACTTGAGAATTCTGGGTCATCTGGATAACCTGCTAAATCCATCAGGAACTTTTCTTTTGAGGTTCTCTCTGCGGATATAGTTGTGTAGCCTGCCCGCACAAGAAGAGATTTCATCAGTTTGATTGCCGTTGATTTTCTTGTGCCCGCAGTTCCTATGAGCATTGCATATTGGTTAGGATAGATGTGAGAGTGCCCGTGAGGTATTCCAATGTTGCGCTCTAATATCGCACCTATCCCTGCAATAGCAGCCCAACGATGGAATGATATTGGTACCTCTGAATCACTGGTGTAGGCTAGATAATCGGTTATGAAACTAGGGCGCATTTGGAATACAATATTGTTATAGGGCTTCTATCTTGTCTGCAAGTGCAAGAACATTAGGAGGAATCTCAGGCCATGTAGACAAAGCTCTCCTGAATACAGTTTTCAAATCCTCAGCGGAGATTTCCATCACTACGATGTTTGTTTTATCTACACTGTCAGATACTAGAAGTATTGGATGTGCTGTTAGTGAGGTAGTAGTGACCACGGATTGTTTCCTTGTTTTGCTGCGACTACATCGTAAACAAATGAGACGCCGCATGTATCTCCATTGATTGCAAATAGTTTGATTCTGGATACTGCACGATTTTTCAAGAGCCCTGTCTTAATACACTCGAGGGCTTCTGTTACCGTTACATCTGCCCTAAGCCACATGTCCGGGATATCGGTAAATTGAAAATCAAATTCGTATTCAATGTCTGGGTTCATTCTAACTCACTCCAATAAGTTTTGCCACATTTAAGCGCGGCGGGTACTGTGAAAGTTCTCTCTATGCCTTTGATATCTTTAATTGTTACCGGTATTTCCATTAACTCCTTTACTTTGTGTGCTAAATCTTCTCGTCCTATTCGATATTGAAAAAATATTGAGTCATGTATTTGCGCCATGAGTTTGAAATCTTTCGGATTGGGTAGAGCTATATCTGTGAACACTCTAAGATATGCTTTGTTTAATGTCATTGCATTTAGGGATTGTGGGCAATGTGCTACATACCCATTCAGAGCTGTCTTAGATTTTGTGGGATCGGAGAAACAATATCTAGTCCACCCTGTGGCACCTGTGAGTTTGTGAGTGAGCGACACAGTTCTCCTGATCCAATCCTGATACCCGATGCGAACGTCAGGATAAGTGAGAGTAAACACATTAAGCAAATGCTCAGCAATTTCACGAAGCGTCCAACGGGCAGGTAATCCCAAAAGTTTTTGAGCCTCATGTATCTTATCCTCGCCCATTGTATCAATGAGTACTGACCATCCCATGTTGTATGAAGCACCATGATTAACTCGTTTGGCGAGATCGCGTAACTTTTTATCGAGAGTCTTTCCAGTTGCGTCGTCGTAAATCTGCTCGTAAGGAATCCCAAAAAAGCTCGATGCGTTAACAGCGTGGAAGTCTCGTCCACTTGAGACTGCCGCAATGAGATTCTTATCTCCCGTAATGTACGCAGTGTCTCTGGACTCAGCTTGCTCAAGGTCTGACTCACCCAGATAGAATCCCGGGTCTGCTGCGAGGGTAGACTTGACTTCTTTACCTCTCGGGATATTCTGAATTTGTAGGCCGCACCAGAAGTGATGTTCCTTCGATGCGAGTCTACCAGTATCTGTTCCATGTGGATTGAGTGACCAAAGTATTCTACTTGTGCCATTTAATTCTTTTCCTTCGACGAGATATGTTGAGATGAGTTTTCTGTCTTTTTGTATTGCGGATACTTGTCCAAGAATTCTCGCATTGAGAGGGTGGCGCAAGCGCGCTTTGGCAAGATTCTTTTCATCAGTTGCCTCAAGGTCACCGCACCCCAAGATTTTGAGGAGCGCAGTTTTTTGTTTCGGGCTGTTCGTGTTAAAGTTCGGCACTCCCAGTTCAAGAGAAAGATTCTTATTTGCAACTTCAATTTTCGCACTAAGTTTTTCATTTGCTTCTTTCAGTCTTGTTAAATCTCTTCTGATTCCCGTAAGCTCAGACTGTATACACGGAAACAACACCGGAAATTCAATGCGATAATTTTGGTGTGCCCAACTCGGAGCTTCATTAATCCAACCCAAAAGAACCAGCGCGGTCTGGTGCGTGTCTTTTGCGTTGTAAAGGTAATATGTTTCGAGATCATTTGTTTCCGCCAAGTCTTTCCAATACATTGACTCTCGCACAAAGAACGCAGACAAAGATGCTAGGTCTTTTGGGAGTTCTGAATACCATGAGTGCATCAATGTTGCTGTATCCCATACATAATTCCTAAGTGTGAGTCCATAGCGCATTAGATAGTTTATGTCATACTTTCCATTTTGCAGAATTTTCGCGCACGGGAGGTCTATGAATTTCTGTGCCCACTCTACAGCCCAATCAGAATCCATTGGCAAAACTGTGGAACGAGATATGTAGCTACCATTGATAAGAGTAAGAGTAGTAAAACCGATACATCTGATAGCAAGATTCTCTTTGTATGTTTCAATGTCAACCGCCATGAGTTCACAAGATGCTGCTTTATCATATTCTGCCTCTATGTTTTGATGTGTGAGAATGCACCAATTAAATTCTGGAGCTTGTATCCACTTGTCTTTATATACCAGCTTAGATGTGTATCTCTTAAGGAGAAATTCCCCATAGGGTACTGTTACTGTGTGCTCCAAAGGGTGTACAATTACGTACTCGATACCTCGTAAAGTAAACAATGAGCCTGCAAAATTGTCAATTGATGGTACTTTACGTGACGTGGATTGAGGCAATAGCTTCGATAGAAGAGTGGCCGAGGTTGTAATAACACCAGTGATCCCACGCTTTTTGCAGTAAGATTCCACCTCATATAATGTTGTGATGGGTTCAGTAGATAAGAATACTTTGGCTGACCCAACACACGACTTGAGTTTAGGAAGGAATGGTTTATCATTTGGAGTTCCCAGAAATAAGAGAAGTTCGTGATTCACACAATGTCCTCTTTACCAAATAATTCTTGTTGAGGTTTTGTTAATGTGAGAGGCATTCTCACTTCAAAGTTTACGTGAGTAACTTGCGCTGTCCCTGGAATTACTGTAAATTGTTGGTCAGAAACTCTCATTGCAAATATACTTCCTCTATTTACTACATCATGAACCATTGTAGAGTTGAATAAACGTTTAGCTGGAATCAGGCGAATGTACAATTCGTTTTCAAAATAGAAAGCTTTAAGTATTTTGTTCATAATAGTTAACTAAGTTTCTGATACTCTAAAACCCCCAGACTCTTGTGGAATCTTGGGGGGGTGATGGGTGTTAGATCACTTCTAGTTTCACTAGATCAAGATTGTCTCGACCTAGATATTCGCCTTTGCCTAACCTGATCTTGGTTACGATTGCGACTTCTGCACCTTCTGCTGCTTCAAGAATCTCTTTCGTGCTTGAGCCTGGGAAAGTATCTTTCAGAGCTTGTGCAATTAGTTTCAATGTACCTTGAGCATACTCATTAGGTGTACCATCTTTCTTCTTCAAGCCCAAGAAGATGGAGTTCTTATCTCCGGGTGCAGGTGGTGTATCAGTTGGGTCAATTTCCAGAGGTTCAATGTAAGTGAATCCTACTTGCACTGTTTGTTTTACCAGATCAGTTTTGAAATTAACTGTTACTTTATGCGCACCTGCTGGGAAAATTTGGATTGATGGTATATCGGCCAGATCATCTAGGGTAGCGTCGAGAAGGTTATCGAGAGACATGAGAGTAGTTCCTATAAATAAATGAGAGAATGAAAATTGAGAAATGTGGATTAGATTTGTGTTTCAGATTCTTTGTGTGTGGCTAGTTCCTTTCTTAGTTGAAGTTCCAATACCGCTAGGATGTTCCAAGCTGCGTGGGCCAAATGTTCGATGCCAGATTCAAGATCAAATTTCTCAGTAGCTCCTGCGAGTAAGTGTCTGTAGAGAGCATCAGTATATCTTTCACTAGCAGAAGGCACACTAAGCCACCCATTAGGAGTGTACTTGTTTGCTCCGAATGTCGTAACTTCTGCCACACGATTAAGAGCAGAAGCGAATCCAGTAAACATGAGGCCAGTACGAGTTTTTCCTGAATCATATTTAACTCCTGATTTGTGGGCATCTAAATGTTGTTGCAACGAAATGAATCCTGGCTCATTGTGGAGAGACATGCTATTTAACTCCTGATTTTCCTAGTAAAGATGTGAGTGAGGATGTTGCTACTTGCTTTTGTGTTGGAGCTTGCGGTGGCGGGGCACGGAAAAGAGTTATGAGAGGCGAGTCTACAATTCCCTCAAGAGCAATCCCAGTACGAGAACCAGTGTTAAGATTAGAAGCAGAGGTGGTTGAAGAATAAAAGTTGTGTCGCTTGTTCTTAACTTCCGCGTAAACAACATGGTCAAAGTATTTGGCGGTATTACGAGAAAAATTCCGAGTACCAGCCACTGGAACAAGTTTAGTTTTTCCATCTTCTAACTCCGCTTCTGTTTCGTGAGATATACACACCACATTGTACGATGCTTGTTGAATGTGAGATAAGAATATCTCAAGAAGTTTTCCTAGATTTCCCCAATCTGAGTAGTCTAGTTTGTAATCATCTGGTTGCCCTTTGGTTATGTGAGCAATTGCAGATGCAGTTAATTGGGTGAGCGAATCAAATACGACAACCGTATCTTCTCCAAGCGCATTAAGTTCAACCTTTGTGAATGCGAGAGAATCTTTCTTGCATACGGCGCATCCAACCTTTCCATGTTGCTCACAGATTTCAACCGGGCCTCCTTTGATAACTTTAAGACATGTCTCAATGGCAACGGGAAAAGAGCGCGTATCAGGAATGGAGATAATTTCAATACGCTCTTTCCATTCCTCTGGGAACTTGAGTAATGTTGCATATCCATTTTCTAAATCAAACCATAAAAGTTTTTTAAATTCTGAGAGAGCACCTGCTAGTTGTGTCTTACCTGTTTTTGGTGGGCCGTAGATTAAAACTCTATGTATTGGTGAGAGAGCTTTTTGTGTTAGTTTCATATAAGTTCTTTCATTATAGAAAGCAGTCTCTGTTTAACTTCACTCGGCTCAAGTTTAAGATGATCCATTGGAGTATCAGCAAAGGCTGCATATGTACGATCAAACAAATCATTTCTGGCTTGAGCTATTAAATCTTCTATCAAAGATGATTGTGCTTCTGCTTGCTGTACTGAGCAACCTGTCGCTAACAACAATCTATAGTGTGTGTTTTTACTTAAACGTAAGTCAAACTTGGTCATGATTTACATCACCTTATTTAGTTGGTGGTGGATTAGATCATCTAATGTGATTTGTATTTGATATTCTGAATTTGCTTTTTCTAACATCTCTAGTTGCTTTTGTGTAATCGGTGATACCAATCTTTGTGTGTCCATTTGACATAGACCCATATACTGACACTCACGAAAGAAGGAGAAACAAGATTCACCTCTCATTGGATATAGATTTCGCTCATTATAAAGAGAGAGCATATCGCAATCAAGAACTAATTCCTGA